ACTTTACGCTCTCGCAGTAGAAATTCATGAGAAAAACAAAAAGGAACTCAGTGAGTTTCCCGCTAAGGAGAGTGAATTAAATGAAGATGAACGCGCCGAATATACGGAAATTAGGGCTAAACAAGATGCAGAAGTACGGGACTCGGATTTCTGCAAAAAAGTGAAAGAATTCGATATGACGGCTGCCAGGAAGATTAGAGATGATTATCAGCTTGATGTAACTACACTCGGTGGAACAAAAATGAAAGGGGATGTGTTTGGAGAATATATCGGATCTAAGGAGACCCCTGAGGGTGAAAGGCGTCAGGTTGATGACCTATTTAAAATATGCATAGAGGAACCAGAAGAAGAGGATGAGTAATTATAGAAAGGTAATTCCAAATCTTTTAGACATAAATTTCTTAACACCCTGAAACGTAGGAAAACTCCAGAGGTACCAACGGGACCAAAAACCGGCCCCGCTGATACCGCTCATCTTCCAATTCTCTTTGTCGCTCCGATCGACATTTAACATTTTTGTTTGGATCTTCTTGGGATCTCGTTCTTCTATGGTTTGTCTGGGTACATGACCCCCATGACGCAACACATAGGAACGCATACGTGAAGGATTCTTGTGTTTGGTGTAGTCGGAATATCCACTGGCACCAAAGTCAACAGTCCTGCCGTCTTCTAAGACAGCCCTGAACTTCTTTTTAGGGTTAGGGCTACGAATAATTTTGACGCGCATACTTATATTTTACTGAGATTTTTTAGTTGCCGCAGCAGCTGTAGTGCTCCTTCTTATGACCCATCATCTCAGTCTTGGGGAGGAAGAAGAGCTTTTCAGGGCCACGCTGGACACGGTACATGTGGTCATACATGTGGAGGAGGCCAACGGTCAGCGCAAGGCTGGCAACGACGACACCGTTCATCTTACGCGCGGTGAAGGCATAGGCCGCAATGAGACCGACGAGCACCATCTGGACGATGGTAAGCTGGGGGAGAGCGGGCATGGAGAAGCGAGACTCGGTGGTCGCAACCTCCTCAGTGGGCTTGGGCTCGGCATACATGGACTTGGGGTATCCGGGCATTTTTATTATCTACTGAGAAAATAATGTGGCGGTTTATGTTTGTGCCCATACTGATGGTCCTGTATGATTATGTAAAACCACCTATAGACCACCTCTATTTTTCAAATCTACATCGACCACTCCTTGGTATACAAAATACATTCAGGGAAATAGTTAAGTGTCTACCAGAGTATGATGTAAAGAATTATCCAGGTCTTCTTCTATGAAAACTCCATTATCCCAAATTACGTGAAGAGTTTGAAAAAGTTTCACCAACTCTAGAAAAGACGTGGTACCATGATACTAACCCATGGTTTGAAAAGAATGATGGATACTATTTTTATAAAGCTGAACAATTCCCACTCCTAAATAGTCTCATTCGTCAAATACCATGTATAAATAGAGAGGGTGCTTCATTTGCGGTCATAGAGGGTCCCATGGTCTTACACCCACATCGTGCTGAATCAAATGAACTCCTACGATACCAGTTGACTATACACGGTGATGGGGATTGTAGCTTGTACACTGATAAAGGTCGGCACATACACAAAGAGGGTGAAGATATCCTCTTTGACCACGCGAGATATCATGAACTGGCGAAAACCGGGGACGGTCGAAGGGTTGTACTCATCTTGGATATTCACAGGTGATTGTGACACACTGCTTCATACATATCACTCCCACCGATAAGTTCTAGGGTTTTGTCTTTGACAATCCTCTTGGTAAAAGGACCCGGTGTTCCATCGTTACAAAGCATACACAGTGCTGAAAGTTTAGTTACGTCACTTGCGAGAGGGATACAGTCGATGAGTTCACCAAACTTTCTCTGAAAACAGTCTCCATCAAGACCTGCGATAATAATTGATTTTTCTAGGTATAAACACCCTTCTATGAATTTTTTGAGTCTGGGAAAGAATTGTGCTTCATCTATGGCTATGATATCAGCCCGCTCAAATTCATCCGTATCGATGATATCAAATAGGTCATACACTTTGTGGCAATTAAACTTAACATTGTCATGCGTTTTCAAAACTTCTTCAGGTGATCTGGTATCTTTCGCTGAGTTGACAATCATGACTTCCTTACCTATGACTTTTAGACGCTTAAGTCGACGGATAAGTTCGGAAGTTTTACCGGAAAACATATTCCCCATAATAATCGAAAGTCCCATCTCAACTAATTATTATAATATTGTATTTTTTATATGGGTGAACTTCACAAATGTATCTTCAATGGCCACAAGGGGTACTACAATCCTAGGACAGGTCGTGTCAGGTTCGGAAAATGCATCTATCCCAATATCGCTTCGGCTATAAAATATCTCAAGTAAAAAGTAAGATGAACAGATTTGTCAATTCTACAGCTCTTACTGTGTCATTATCTTATATCCTAACAAATATCCAGAACCGCTCAAATTTTAGAAAGGAATATGTCATACCACTTATAGCTCTTTTAATGACAAAATATATTGTTGGTGATTTCGATACGGGTTATACCTGGACATTGAATGATATTATTTTCGTTTCGTATGTTTTATTACTATCATATGCGGTAGTAAGATTTTCTAAGTAAAAGGTAAGATGCCTCTCACCGATGCTCAAATTGCTCGAAAAGTTGGGCAACTGCGTAGAACAGAAGGTCAAATCTATGCACCCCTCAAATACTTCAGGGGGCTTGGGACTCTCAAGGAGGTTGAAACTCGTTACAAGAAGATGCTCAAAAAAGATTACACCAAGTTTAGAACAGACGAAGGACGAAAGACGAAGACTTCCTCCTACACCCAAAAGTTCAGGAAAAGGTACGGCTCAGATGTCAAGTCGTTGCCAGATATTGCTAAGGCTACTGGCATTCCTTTAAAGACTGTGAAGACCATTTACAACAGGGGACTCGCTGCGTGGAGAACCGGGCATCGTCCGGGAGCCTCTCCACAAGCGTGGGGGTACGCGAGGGTTCATAGTTTCGCCACTAAGGGGAAGACGTACTACACAGCTGATAAGGATTTGAGGAAGTGATATCACCCACCGGACGGAGCACACCACGCCATTTGAATTAGATATTTATTATTAGGTCCAAATTTAAATATTTTCACATTATCCACTTTCCAGCGTGTCCATGGATCACCGGGTTTAAGTTTGACCATCTCATTTTTGGGGTATTTTTCGATATCATAAACCCAAGCTATAAGATATGCACCACCTTTTTTGTATGCACGTGTTTTGAAAGTCCATTCCCAATTCACACATTTTGATGCATCATTATCCTCACGTAATATAGTCCAAAATACACTAGTATCTTGAGTTATCTTTGGCTCTTCATCGCCATTATAAGAAATACCACCACGAAAGGGGTACTTCTCGGGATCGACATCTTTATACATAGACCATTTACTTTCATCACAAACTATAGATTCTATATATTTTGCGAGTGCAGACCTGGCTTCTTTGTGAATCATTTATAAGTATTAAGTTCTCGTCTTTATGTTCGTAATCTATACGAATACACTTGACAAAAAACCTGCGTTAAATACAAGATGGTTCACCTAGACCGAATACACGAAGAAATACGTGTTTTAAACATAAAAGACGAAACCTTACTATCGTTTCGTGTTTTTGAGAATTTCAATAAAAGACTGGATCATTTTAACACGATAAAGTTGGGTATGTTCCCGGACCGCCTTAAATTGACAGGTGAAGAAGAGGAAGAAAAGCGATATATTGATACATATTTCAAAACTCTGGGGGAATTGTTTCCAGAATTAGAGGCTAAATGGCGGAGGAGATATTGTTAAAGAGTAGACACTTTTAATTATAAAATGGACAGCCCCCGTGCTCTACGTTCATCACCTCGTTTCATGTCTATGACTAAGGATGCTAGGCGTCAGCGCTCCCCTCCACCTGAAGAACCTAAGGAACGAATCTCTTGGGACGACTACTTTCTAAAAGCTGCGACTTTGGCATCTATTCGCTC